CCTACAGGTACTAGCTCTACAGATAATCCTGAAGGAGAAGGCACTGCTCCTCCTGCTGCTGTTACAGGAGTGTACCCTGTAGTGTATATAGGTACTGAGAAATCAATTTCATCAAATTTAGTCTCTTCATACTCAGTCGCTGATATTGAAAATTTTCCTTCTTCATCTTCAGATAATCCTGCAACTCTAAATTTCTTTACAGTTTCTGACGACTCATCGTCGGAAATTATTGCCCAAATATAGTCCTGTAAAGGTGCTTGTGAGAAAGCTCCATTTACAGTAATAGTGGTAGCACTAGTGCCAGTATTTGTTATATCTTTAGTTTCTATACGACTACTACCAGAATACTGTACTACTATATTATTGCCTGCGTTATCAAAATACCCTGTTACGTCTGACATACTTGGGGGGTTATTAACTAAATCTATTAGGTTACCTCCACTATCTCGCGCTTCCGGTAAAAAAGATCCTCGTGTGTATGAAGGGGGGCTTGACCCGCTGCCAATAGTAGCTGCAGCTTCTTGAGCTAAGTATACTGCTGCTCCTGGAAAAATAATAGTTAGTTTACAGCTTGTTCCTACTGTACTGCCTTCTCCGAAATCTACTTCTCTGTCTAGTACTACAGAACTAGTATTGCTTCCAGTGCCTATTCTACCACTATGTTCTACACCCTCTATGTCCTTGTCTTGAACATTTATAATGTCTCCAGGTCTTAAGAAAGAGGAATTTATTCCGGTTGTAAAAGAGACTACCTCTGTTTCTTGAGTGTCAGTAGCTAAGTTCCATTGCGCTAGTCTACGAGCTTGACTCTCGGAAGTACACCCGAAAGCAACAACATCTCTGCCAACAATTTTTCCTTGCTTAATTATGTTCGCAGTGTCTTCTACTGTTAATACCGTCTTTTTATAAAATTCATCAGGGTTATTATAAGTAACGTTTATTTGGTTGGGCCTCGCTCTTTGCCCGGTATAGGTATACTCAAATAGTCCTTCTTCGACGTTGCCCTTAGTAAACGTGTATACAGCTTCTTTTGGAGAATCCTGAATAGCTGTGATTTGACCGTCAATCCAGCCTAGCATACCCCTAAAACTACTCGCTAGGTCTTTTATGACTTTGTAAGCTTCTGATGCTTGTGCGATATATACATTACAAGTAAACCTGGGTTCTAAACCTCCTTTACCATCTGACACTAGCTCATCGCAGTATCTAGCAATTTGATATAAAGAAAATTTATCTATATCTGACTCAAGCAAAAACTCGCCTAATCCATAATCAGGATTTGTTAAAATATCATAAAATATCCAAGCAGGATTATTGGTGTAAACTTTTCTGAAATTTACATTAGTAGGAGAAAGAGAGTAATCTCCTCTCATCTGTCCACTCCAAGGAACATAGCTACCTGTGTCGACTCCTGAAGAATTTCTAGTATATTTTGCTACTCCAGTAGATGATTCCTCCCTAGGAATATAGTTAGAGGGTACTTTAACAAGTTTACCATATATATGATAAGCTCTGCTAGGCACCTGTTGAAAATCTTCTGCAGAATAACTAATAATGCTATGAGCGGAAGTTGGGTAATTAAATTTATCTTCAATAATACAGTCAAAAGAGTCTAGAGTTGCTGTTAGGCTAACGTTTTCATCAAAAGCATAAGACTTAGCATCTTCTGGGCTTAGCCTTCTAACCTCTATAGACCAGGAGCTAAACGGTTGAAATTTTTTCAAATCAACGTCAAAAGTAGCTACAAAAGGGGGGTTATTCCCCTTTTTTCTGATAATACCTGTGTTGCCTCCCGCTATACGAACACCCGCAGTTCCGTTTGAAAGTGCATTTGCATAAGATTTTAGAGCAATTGCCCTATAGTTACTTGTAATAGTTCCTGTATTCCAGTCCGGAACGTTGTCTAAAAAATTAGTACCGCCATAATCTTTTCCGTGTACCAAAACTGCTTGTTCAGGATCATTTTCTGTTGTTTTATACTTCAGAACAATTTGAAACTCAGCAAAAGCCGTCTCATCTTGGCCCTTCTCGCTACCAACGTGGCGTAGGCCTGCAGGAAACTTTATGTTAACTCTTACTCTATCTATTTCCTGTGCACTGTTTTGCGGTAAACTTAAGCCCCCTGAAGTCAAAGCTCCTGCAGCAGGACTCTGACTGCCAGACCCGTAGCCCGTAGTTACCCCCGATACAAGTTTTAGTGCTTGTCCTGAAGCAATAACAAAATTAGCTGTCTGTGCTCCACCCCTAGGACTATTTGTTGATATACCATTTCTAGTACCTTTGTATACTTGGGCAGAAACATTATCATAGGCTAACTCTCCTAAGTCTTGATTCTCTGCTGATATAACACCTACTCCAGATAAAGTAACTTTTGCTGCCGTAACAGAAGTTGATACAGCAGTTTGTAATGTTGCTGTATTAGCATCAGCCACCGCAGTAACTTTTACAAGATCATCTATAGTTACTGCAGCCCCGGAAGCCACAGTGGTACTAACAGGAGGAAAAATCTGAGCACTAGTAGTGGAGTTCACTGTGATTATAATGCCAGAGTACTCTGCTCCATTGAGCCCCGCTCCAGCTATACGTATCCTATGGGCCGCAGTACTTAAATAATTTAAAGGGCTACCCGTGACCTCTGTGGCATGCTTGTTTAAGAAACAAGAACTGGCCGTTGTTATTCTATTAGTGCCTGGGAAAATCTGGGCACTAGTAGTCGAAGAGGGGCCCGCTCCTTCTATCTGTAAATATCTGTCGCCATCTGATAAATTAATACCACTAAATAAGCCTGCGGCGTTTGTTACTGAAGTACCTGAAACTGAAGCTACCCCTGCCTTACCTAACAAGTTTTTAGAACTGTCGGGCAATAATGCTGTACCATTTAAATATACGCTGTTTAACCCATTAACAAGACCGCCTATCTCTCCGGCAGCTATTAGATCTACTATTGTTGCATGCTGATTTTCATATGTATATGCCATTCTCTACTCCTATGTAGTATCTAACTTAGACCTACGTGGCCGACGTCTATCCTTGTGGAATTATTATATCCTGTTTTGGGCTGTCCGTTATAAGAAAAGCTTATGGGGGCTCCACCTACTATTAGTTCTCCATATGCTACAGGTACGGGAAGACCTTGTGCTATGTTATTAGAGGGCCCATTAAATAGATAGGACTCAGGAGTTGCTTCATCAGTTTCTGGGCCGGGGGCCAACAGCTGAGTAATACCACCTATTGCTAAGTTTACTGCAACGAGTGTAGCGGTTAGTTGGAAGCCAGTCAGTGTACCCGCTTTAAACGCAGCAAAATATCCGCCGGCACCAGTACCCCCTGTAATAACTAGCACGGCTATTATCGCGATTGCTGCTAGTATTTTTTGTCCTCCGCTCTTAGAACCTGCAGGTACTTCCGTTATAATAATATCTTCGTTATTTAAAGATAATAAAAGCTCTTCTTCCGTCTCTAAAAACTCTCCAGCTCTTTGTATTTCGTAGCCTACTCCAGCGTTTGCAGCTTCGACTAAATAATTGCGAAAACCTGGAGTCTGACAATCTATTAACTTAAAAATATCCCTTATATTAGTACAGTCTGTTTCCCAGACTTCTCCATACTGTGCTATGCTTCCATTTAGATAAACTCTTTGCATCTTACTATCCTTGATATATGCTTGCCCCACCCTGAGTGTAGGGACTCTCTACAGGAAAGACGGTTAATTGCGTGATGCATAAATACGTCTTCTCCTGTGTAAATTCCACAGTGATTAGGTACATGACAGAATACTTTAAAAATAAGTACATCTCCTATTTCAGGAGACTCTACTTCTACAAACCCGTACGAATCAAATAAATCGTCAAAGTAATTGAATCCTTTATCCCACCAGTCATCCTCAAAAACTATAGATGGAAGAATTAGATCATATGTCTGCCTATAATAATCTCTTACTAAAGAGTAACAATCTTGTTCTCCAAAGGTATAATCTCTTCCTAGTAAAGGCTTACTCTTTGTTTCGGGAGTATGTACGTATTTATCTACTTCGGGTAACGAATATATGATGTACGGTATCTGTAAAAAATTGCTAGCTCTTATATCACTCTCGCTAGGAGAAGGGGGTGCGTCAGGGTGACTATGAACTATAGCATGTATTGTTCCCGATAAGCTTGCTCTTAGATACTCCTTAGAGTCTATTACGAAGTCTTCTAAAGGATTTTCTGCTACATTTGTACACATTTCCCAATATAACTTTCCTTTTCTATTTACTAATAAACCGCATCCTTCCTCTGGGTACACTTCAAATAAATCATTAACTATCTCTTTATCTCTTTTGTCTAACACCTGGGAACCCTCCGAAAGGTAGTACTACGGTTGCATTAGTATTTGCCGAAACTGCTCCGGAAATAGTTGAGTGATTCAGTGCATGAAATCTTAGTGAGCAAGATTTCAAAGATTTACCACAAATATCACCTTCTGTCCAATTTGCTCCCTCTTTTACAGTATCGTGTGCTCCGCCTACCTGAGTAAACTTACCTATTCTCCATAATTTGCCAGATTTAAGTACAAAATTATTATATCTAGTATCCCTATACCCGTAGTAAGTAGTAGATGCAGAGTAGGAAGAATAGACTCGTACTCTACGCCACAGTGTAGGTAAGAGATCTGCTGGAGCGGTATTACCGTTTGCCATAGCTTGCCAGTAGTTTGTTACTGTAACAGTTGTGGGTGGTGCAGATTTATTTAACTGCACTTGTGTTTCCGTCGCACTGTAGTATCCGTGTTTTAGTGCTGTTCCTGAGTAGGCTGTAAAGGATGAGGAAGGTACAATATATTCATCAAATCTATTCATAAAAAGATTACCTCCTCCAGTTGCTATAATATTCTGATCCCAATCGCAACCTCCTCTTTTGTCTTGTGCTGACACAGACTGTGCTGCGCCCCTGTATTTAAAAGGACATGACCCTCCTATAATTACTCTACGAGGTACTGTAATACCTGCTAAATCAAAGGGGGCTGCAAGTTCGAAAGTAATAGCTATAGCATTTCTACTCTTTAGTCTGTCTATGACATAAACGGACTTGGGAAACTCTACAGGAGCATTGCCTGATCCAGAATCTCCAGTACCTCCTACCAAATATTTCTCTAAAGTAGATCTCCTAGTAAGTCTTTTTCCTATTAGATCCTCATAATCAAGATTGCCTATAGCTTCTGTAAATACGTTACCTAAATTTGCTATAGTAACTTCCGGTCTAGAATAAGAACCGTCTGAAGAAACTTCGAATCCACCCACCTCCATAGGTATAGGAGTGTACGAAACTACAGCACCAGTAGAGGTACGAAATTCTACATCGGTGGAGTCTTCATCTACTCCTGGATAAAATCTGGCAAAAGAATCTGGGGCATACTCCAACTCATAAAGATGAACATACCCTGAAGTAATCTCTTGCTTTTGTACATCTTTTATTAAATCACTCATGCTTCATAAACTCTTCTGAAAGACCCTGTGCAACTATAGAAGTCGTTATTATTGTAAGTAGTATTATAACTATCACACACTACCTTAATAGTACGCTCTGATCCTGACGAATTAGTATCTGGAATTGTAAAGTTGAAAGACGATACTCCAGCTTTGTTAGTAAAGAAGGCAATAATATCATCTATCTCTGCTTTAGGACGATTGTTAAAACTAACATTATACACTTCTGCAATATTATTAATTCCTGATACCGCTCGTTGCTCGTACCCGTCTCCAAAAGAAATTTTACGAACATTAGGAGTGACCTGGCTAGACATCCCTTTGTCCGGTATTCTTTGAACATTGCCTAAATCTGTAAATCCTATTGCCATTATGCTGCTCCGTACGGGCTAAGAATTCCGCCCGGTCTCTTCTGCTTCTGTAACTCGTCTTGTACTACGCCCGCAACTAGCTTACCTATTGCGGCCGCTTGATTACCGCTGCCTCCAGTTTGCTCTGATTGAGCGTTATTATTGTTGTCTATGTTTATAGTAATACCCACGTTGTTTGTACCACCGCCACCATTTCTCATTTCAACCGGTATAGAGTTACCATTAGGTAAAGGTACTACAGCTTCGGTACCGTGTAAAATTGCTGGGTAACCTGCGTTTCTTCCTCTTGCAATTCCTCCCGCTGAGTAGCCTTTCGTAATCCCGCCATGGCGTTGTTGGGGAGGTAGTGGGGGGCCTTGTAATTTACTACCTGTTTCTCCCGCCTGAAGCTGGGGGCCGAAGGCAGACATTATCAAACGAGCAACTAGCATTTCTGTTATTATTCTAGAGATCATCTTTAGTACACTCGTTGCCATACTTGCAAATGCCTGTTTTACAGTCATAGTGCCAGTTATTAAGCCGTCTAATCCGTCAGTAAGACT